AAAGAGTTTGAATTGGTGTGCAAACTACACGCTAAATATTACAAGCATCGTTTTTACAAACCCTGCACCTGCTCGCCCAAAACAGTAAACAGATGGATTAAAGATTTGAATGTAATCTGGGACAATGGGACTGAAAAAGATTCATAAATGGGAGAAAGCAGTCATATTGCTTTTAAATTTTGATGGTTGGGATTTAACTTGGTCAGGCGATGGTTACACACATTATGATGCTATCGGTAAAACTCCAAAAGGTTTTGATTGTGTTATTGAAATGAAGTTCCGTAATAAATATTATGAAGATAAAATGCTTGAGAAAGACAAGTACGATTCATTAATGAAATTAGATGAAGATATAATTAAACTTTATTTTGTTAATGACCCCAAAGGAAATTTTATGTATTGGCTAAATACTCTTAAAATGCCAGAGCCTGTTAAAAAATATTGTCCTGACACTACAATGTGGACAAAAAAAAGATTAAAAAAAGATGTTTATCTTCTTAAAGAAAACCAAGCTAGTAGGATAAATATCAATCTTCTCTAAATAAAAGTTATTAAATTTTGTTTATAACTTATTTTGTTTTATATTTGTTCTATGTTTAAAACACACAGAAAATTTTTAAAACAAGACCCTAACAATTGGAAATGGTTAATTTGCTTTTATGTTATGGCATTTTTTATTACAGTAATTTTAACAATACAGATATGAATTTAGAGACAATTAAACAGGAACTACAAGAATACATCAATGATGAAAAATCTAACTACAATGATGTTGACATTAATGATTTACATTATCATTTATTTAATGAAGACTACTATATTATAGGTTACTATAAAGCTGAACAATGGTTGAAAAAACATAACATTAATATTTTTCAAGGTATTAGTTTTGTTCAAGATTACGAAAGGGAAATGTTCGGTAATGATGGTATGAGAAATTATGACAATGCTGAAAGCCTAGTAAATATGATTGTTTACATAATAGGAGAAGAATTATTATATGAAAATGAAAAGGTGTGAAAAAACAAAAATCATTATGGAGAAAAAATAAGTATGGTAAATGGTTTAAATTAAAACCTATAAATGATAAGGAAGTGTTTATTCCTTGTGATGATACCACTCAAACTTATAATTGGCAAATAACAAATAAAAGCGGAAAACTAAAATCTAAAAAGATATGAGATATAAAATAAAAAACAAACAACTTGTAATAGATTGGTTTAATAATTTTGCAGACTATATAGAAAGTTCAGATAGGAATTTATATTTAGAAGCTATTGAATATGCAGATGATAATGAATGTGAATTATATGCAGATAATAATGAATATGAATTATGAAAAAAGAAAAAAAGGTTAGACAGTACAGGTCAAGACAAGGTAGGTCAGACAGGCAATATGCAGGTAGTATGAAAGTTTTAGCTATCGCATTTATAGGTTTAATAATAACTTTAATAATAACACTAATATAAAATGGGAACATCAAAGGACAATTTAATTGACAGAATATACGAGTTAGAAGAAGAATTAAAAGAAGCGAAGAAACACACATATATACACGAAACACATAATTTATATTGTAGCGATGGCGAAATGCATATTGGTTATGGGGATGTAGATAATGAAAAATGGCTAGTATATAATGTAGATTCTTTATTCAAAGACTTACCATTTATAATTACTCAAGTTGTAAAAGAAAATAAAAAAATGCAAGAAATGTATTTAGATTTAATAAAACAAAGTTTAAAAGAATTATAATGAAAAATAAAATACACCCCTTTGAGAATGAAATTTTTAACGCCTTTAGAGTTAAAGAAAAAAAAATAAATGATGCTATAAGTTTTTTAAAGTTGAACGGATATAAAGTTTACGAAGAAAAGAAATGATATTACTTATTGACGCTGATAGTTTAATTTTTGCAAGTTGCTATCGACATAAAGAAAACCCTGATGATAATCCACACTTTGAAAACCTTGAAGACTGTGTAGCTAAGTTTGATGAGCAATTTATGAAAATTGTAAATGACTTAGAAGAAATCTATGATATTGAAAAAGTTATTACATTCAATGGAAGTAAAGGGAACTTCAGAAAACTAATGACAAAAAAATATAAAGCCAATAGAAAAAAACAAACACTACCCCCTCTTTTACACGATATGCACAAATACGTAAAAGAAACATACGATAGCAAGTTTGGGTTTGGAATTGAAACTGATGACTTAGTTGCTAGGTATTGGTATAGATTGTCAACAGAGTTTGGAAGACAAAATGTTATGATAGTTTCTATAGACAAGGACTATAAACAATTCCCTTGCCTTATGTATAACTATCACTACAAACACAAAACAATACTAGACATATCAGAAAAAGAAGCGATGTATAATTTCTATGAGCAAATGATAGTAGGCGATACTGCAGATAATGTAAACTACTTTAAAGGAAAGGGTAAAGCGTTTGCTAAAAAATATTTTGTACATTGTGATAGCAAATACAAATACACAAAGAAACTATACAAATTATTCAAAGATAAATACAAAGGCAAAGCAAGACAAAGATATACAGAATGTTATAACCTTTTAAAACTTAGAACAAACTAATGCACAATTTAACACCAATAGAAATAGCAGTAAAGATAAAAGAATTATCAGGTCTTGATGTATTTAAAAACACAAGACAAAGAAAATACATAGAAGTAAGGTCATTATTAAATCACTTATTACGCAACAAACTCAATATGCGTTGGATACATATAGCACAATTCTATATAGATAATGGCAAAAATTATGACCACTCTACTGCATTATACTCTAGTAATAAATATTATTTAAACGCTCAACATAATCCTAAGCTAAAAGAAATAGAAGAAATATTTACTTTTAAATCAGATTTATGTTATGATAAAATAGACAGAGTACATTACTTAGAAAATAAAGTAACAAACTTAGAAAACAAAAATTTAGAATTAAAGAATAAATTCAACCACCCAATGTATAAAGTGATTAGAAATGTTCCTGATTCTTTAGTTGATGAGGTTGGTCAAAAATTAAAGTTATGGGAAAAATCATTAGAATGGAAAAAAGAGTTAAATTAAATACGTTATATAGTTATGATAGAGAAAGTTAAGATTAATAAAATATATTCAAATCCTGTAAACCCAAGGACAATCAAAGAACATAAATTCAAGAAATTAGTTAATAGTATAAAAGAATTTCCTGAGATGTTAAAGCTAAGACCAATCATAGTTAATAGTGAGATGGGAATATTAGGTGGCAATATGCGTTACAAGGCTTGTCAGCAATTAGGTTTAAAAGATGTATGGATTATTAAAGCTGAGAATCTAACAGAAAAACAAATGCAACAATTTGTAATCAAAGATAATGTAGGCTTCGGTGAGTGGGATTGGGATATACTTGCTAATAGTTGGGATACTAAAGAATTAAAAGATTGGGGTATTGATGTTTGGCAACCTGAAGAAGCAATAGATTATAGCGTGTTAGATGAGATTGACTTAGATGATGAAATACAAACTATGTATGACCAAACAAAGAAATCAATAATACTTGAATATCCTGCTGCAGATTTTGAGCCTATAAAAAAAATATATGATGACTTAAAAAATAAAGGAATTAATTTATCTGATTTATTTTATAAAGCTATGCAGAAATATGAATCATAAAGTTTATGTGATAAGTGCTAATCGTTACAATGATTTACCTTTTGATAAAGAACAAAAAGAAAAATATATCTTTTGTGTTAAAAATGGTCAAAAGGAATTATATCAGCAGAATGGATGTAAAGAAGTTTATAATACAGGTAACTTAATGGATAGTAGAAATTTTGCACTTGAACACGCTTTTAGTAATAATAATATTTGTATACAATTAAGTGATGATATAAAAAAGGTAACAACTAACAAAAATTTTTTTAAAAAAAAGATAGTAAAGTTAGATGAAGCCATTGAAGATATAGTAAGTAAGTTTGTTAAAATAAAAGGAGTTGATTTAATGGGTGTACCCCCTACTGATAATTATTTTTTTGCTAATAAATTAGTATTAGAAAATAAATTCTGTATTGGCGATATGTTATTTGTAAAACCTAACGAATTGAGGTTTGATACTCAACTTAGTTTAAAAGAAGATTATGATTACACGCTTCAACATATACAAAAAGGTAAAGTTCTCAGGTATCAAAAATATTTATTTACATTCAAGCATTATTCAAACAAAGGTGGGGCAGTTGATATTAGAAACGACAAAGAAGAACAAAAAAATATAATGATATTAAAATCTAAATGGGGAGATAAGATAAGATTAAACCCAAAAAGAAAAAATGAAATATTAATATGAAAACATTAAAACTAGAAAAACAAGAACACGACAAAAAGATTGGCTCAAGGTGTGAGTTTGTTCCACCTACTGTAACTGAAAGTTGTTTACTTGAGTTTGAGGGTAAGATAATAGGTTTTTATTTAAACGACTTACCTGACAAACTAAAACAATACATTACAATAGCCAACAAAGAATTCTTGAGTAAGAATGTTCCTAAATCATTATTAGAACGTTCTGATGTTATGCAAATGCAAAGAAAATACGGTATAAGTAGAGCAGAAGCAAAGGCTAGGAATACAGTACAGATGTCCACTATATTAGGTGGCGTATTAGCTAAACCTCATCTCAGAAGACCTTACAATTCTGTTTCAGCAGTTCACACAAACCAAAAAGCAAAGACATTCATAAAAGCAATGTTACTATCTTGTTTAGAAAGTGAGAAACTAATAAAACAGTATATGCCTGAACAATATGAAATACAAAAAAAGATAATAGAAGAAACGACATTACCTAAATATAGATTTGGAAACTTATTTACTAGCAGTATATCTAACTTCAATATAGCAGCACCATTTCATCAAGATAGGGGTAATTTAAAAAACACAGTAAACGTAATACTAACTAAAAGAAAAGATACAGAGGGTGGGGCATTATGTGTTCCTGATTTTAACCATACATTTGAACAAGCTAATAATAGTATTTTAGTATATCCTGCTTGGTATAACATACACGGAGTTACTAAGATTATAAAGCATAATGAAGATGCTTATAGAAATAGTTTAATATTTTATCCTCTCTCTGGTTTTGATAAATAATATGAACAAAAGTAGACACATAAAAAAAGAATCAATGATTAAGGCTTTAGAACAAAGTCTAGGAATTGTAACAGTAGCTTGTAAGAAAGCTGAAATACCAAGAAGTACATTTTATAAATGGCTAAATGAAGATGAGGATTTTGCAAGAGAAGTTAAAGACATTGAGAATATTGCTTTAGATTTTGCAGAAAGCCAATTACATAAACAAATTTCAGAAAACTCAACATCAGCTACAATATTCTATTTAAAAACAAAAGGAAAAAAAAGAGGGTATATAGAAAGACAAGAGATAACAGGTGCTGATGGAGTTCCTACTAATTTCCAAATCGAGATAATTGATAAAACCGAAGATACAGACTAATATAGTTTACAAACATCTTGTAAATAGTGATAAGAAAATAGTTGTAGAGCAAGGCGGAACTCGTAGTGGTAAAACATACAACATACTTTTATTTATCATATTTCATTATTGCACACATAATACAAATAAAATAATTACTATTTGTCGTAAAACATTTCCAAGCTTACGAGCAACAGTATTAAGAGATTTTCTACAGATATTAAATAATTATCATATATATAAAGATGAGTTTCATAATAAAAGTAATAGTGAATATAATTTATTTGGGAACTTAATTGAGTTCACTTCACTTGACCAATCACAAAAGATTAGAGGGCGTAAAAGGGATTTACTATTCATCAATGAGGGTAACGAGTTATATTGGGAAGATTGGCAACAATTAATATTTAGAACACAAGAACGTATAATATTAGATTTTAACCCATCAGATGAATATCATTGGATATACGATAATGTTATAACTAGAAAAGATTGTGCCTTTTATAAAACTACTTATTTAGATAATCCTTTTTTAGAAGATGTAATTAGAGATGAGATAGAAAGGTTAAAAGAAACCGATGACCAATATTGGCAAATATATGGATTAGGAGAAAGGGCAAGTAGTATTAATACTATCTTTAAATATGCAGAGGTAAATAAAATACCTGATGATGCTAAACTAATATCATACGGAATGGATTTCGGTTACAGTAATGACCCTACAACGCTTGTAAGCGTTTTTGTGATGGAACATAACTTATATATAAAAGAGCATTTATATAGAACGCAAATGACAACGCAAGACATTAATATATTTTTAAGAGAACAAAACCTATTGACTAACCCTATATATGCAGATAGTGCAGAGCCAAGATTGATAGCTGAACTTAGAAGAATGGGGCATAATATATTTCCAAGTTTAAAAGGTAAAGATTCAATCAATGCAGGTATAGACTTATTAAAAAGATATAAATTACATATTACTTCAGATAGTAACAATGCTATACAAGAATTTAGAAACTATAAATGGAAAGAAGACAAGTCAGGAAGACTTATAAATATACCTGAAGACAAGCATAACCATATTATTGACCCTTGTAGATATGCTACTTACTCTATATTGTCAAGACCAAACTTTGGTAAATATACATTACATTAAATAACTTATAAAATATTTTGTTTATAACTTAAATAGTTTTATATTTGTTATATAATAATAATACAAAACAAATGTTTGAAATACACGGATACACAAAAGAATACTTTATAGGCTCAAAACTTATAGGAAAAGAAATATTAGAAACACCTGATAGAAAAAGACTAGGTTATACAGGTAGAAAGCTAGAAACATTACAAGAAGATATAATGTTTAAAAAACTTTATAAAAAAGGCACAGAAGTTTATACTGAAGTATCTCCTATATGTGGTAAACTATTAGGAACTCAGCAAGAAAAATTTAAAATACTAGCTAACTCTAGAAGTGCATACAATAAATAATGGGTATATATAAAACACAAATACAGAATTTAAAAGACCTAGAATTTTATACAGATATAGATATTGCAATTAGCTTGATAAAAAAATGGAGAGAAGCAAGTCCTGATAATAAAGAATTAAAATTAATGCAGGATAGTTTATTAGGTATATTCCTTTGGGCAAACACAATGGAACAAGAAGCTAGAATACACGATAGTATAGTTAGTGAATATAGAGAAGAAAAAAATAAAGCATTATTGCAGTTAAAAGAAATAAAAGACAAATACGAACACTTAAAAAAATTAGAATTATGAAAGTAAAAGGAGAATACAATGTTGAGGAAGCTAAATATAATTTAAATATTTCTTATGAGTATTATTGGGATGATGGAGATTATTTTAGTCCACCTGAAAGTGATTTAGAAATACTAGAAGTTACTTTAAATGGAATGGATATAACTGATTTTTATTGGGATTGGGTTGATGATGCAATACACTCACAGGTATGGGATTATGCACAAGAAAATAGAAATGAATAAGATGTTGTAATAATAACTTGGGAAAAGTTACAACATTGATAGGGTGGTCAGAAATGGCTGCCCTTTTTTTATTATCTTAGTATATTATAAAATCACTAATTAAATACGTTATATATATATGAAACTGAGTATAGACATACCTACAAAACTAGAAGACATAACTTTAAGGCAGTATAAAAGGTTTTTTAAAGTACAAGAACAAACTCAAGATAATAAACTCTTAAACGCTAAGATGATAGAAATTTTTTGTTCTAGTAATTTAGATGATGTTATGCGACTGAAGTTAAATGATATAGATGAAATAGTAGGAATCATTACTAAGTTATTTGACCAAAAGCCTAATCTAGTCAAAAGTTTTAAAGTTAATAAAGTAGAGTTTGGATTTCATCCTCAACTAGATGATTTAACACTAGGAGAATATATAGATTTAGATACGTTTATAGGCGATTGGAATAATATGGAAAAAGCTATGAATGTTCTATATAGACCGATAACTGCTAAACTAAAAGAAAAATATAGTATTGAAGATTACAATGTTAATCTACATCCTAATATAGTAGATATGCCTTTAAGTGCAGTTATGTCAGCAATTTTTTTTTTGTGGAATTTAGGGATAGACTTGTCGAGCAGTATGACGAACTCTTTGGAGGAGGGTCAGACAAAAGCCTTGATGGACTATCTAACTTCTCAAGAAAATGGGGATGGTATCAATCACTTTATGGTCTCTCTCAAGGGGATATTACAAGAATTGAAAGTATCACTGAATTAAATGTACACACTTGCTTTATGATGTTAGCATTTATGAAAGAAAAAAACGAACTAGAAGCGAAACAAATTAAAAAGAAATTTAAATGAGCAATCAAGGAGTAAGGGGTTTTTATAATTTAACGGAAAAATTAAAAGAACAATTATTAGAAGACATCAATATCAATACAGTAACAACTGGAAACATATCTGATGTAAACCTAAATAAACAGGACATTTTCCCTCTAGGTCATATCATAATAAATAGCGTAACAGATGAGGAACAAGTATTAAGATTTAACATCAGCGTTCTTGCTATGGATATTGTAGACCAATCTAAAGACTTTCCAATAGATAGATTCAAAGGTAACAACAATGAACAAGACATTTTAAATACGCAACTAGCAGTTTTAAATAAACTAATACAAAGGCTAAGAATGGGTACGCTATATACTGATATGTATCAATTAGATTCATCGCCAAATTTAATACCATTTTATGACAGGTTTGATAATCAGTTAGCAGGTTGGACTGCAAATATGGAAGTCCTTATTTATAACGATATATACATTTGCTAATGGAATTTTTAAACTTAAAATCCACTATTGAAAAATATGGTAAGTATGTTGTTCAACAAGCTAGAACAAACTTAACTAAAGATGGCAAAGGTGGCGGTTCTTTATATAATTCTTTACAATATAATGTTGATGTTGAGGTAGATGCCTTTCTATTAGAGTTCTTAATGGAAGATTACGGACTTTTTGTTGATAAAGGTGTAAAGGGTAAAGACCCAAGTAAAGTATCGCCTAATGCTAAGATAACAGGGCAGCAAGCACCTAACTCTCCATACAGGTTTGGTAGTGGTAATTATGCAGGAACTTGGAAAACTTTCTTAGATAAAATAGAAGTTTGGGCAAAAAGTAAAAATGTAAGATTCAGAGAACAAAAAGGAAGTTCAAAAGGTGGTCAATTTAAAGCAGGTAATTATAGGAGTATGGCTTATGTGATTGCTTCTAATATATATAACAGAGGTATTAAAACATCTAACTTTTTTACAACACCATTTGAAAGGTCGCAACAAAAACTAGGAGATGAATTATTAGATTCATTTATTCTTGATGTTGAAAAACAAATAATATACGGAGAAAAATAAACGCAATGGCAAATATAGCATTAAGAAACCCACAATATAAATTTATAGAAGTTGATTCAACAGGAGTTCAGTCTGTTGAATGCACAATAACAATAAATACAGTTTTACGTTATACACTTGTTAAAAATGTAAGCCCAAGTACAGGTTGCAATTTTGATATTTCAGAACTTGTTAGAGATTATTTAGATATAACTTATTCATCTACTTATACAGTAGATACAGTATTAATATCAACTAACCTAAAACAATACTCAGGATTAAATGCAACAGGTAGTCAAGTAGGTTCAACTGTTAATTATACAGATGTAGGATGGGAAGCCTTTGGATATTTTCCTGAAGGTTCAAATCCTGAAGTTCCATTTACTGTAAATCATAAATACTTATTAGCAGCAAATTATTCATCAGGCACAGCAGTATGGAATATATATGTGCCTTATGGTGTTTCAGGCTATGTTCATTATATGACAGGTGCAGGAGTTTATTCTGTTAGTTCTTATAGTGGTACTGACACACAAGTGGTAAATCAAGGTTCAAATATTTGCTATATAAATAGAATTGATTGTACTAAATATGGTTCAGGTAGAAAAATAACATTTATAAACCGATATGGAGTTCAGCAAGATTTATGGTTTTTCTTAAAAGAAGTTACATCATTAAATAGAACTAATGAAAAATATCAGTCTAATACAATACAATATCCTGATGATGAATATGCTCAATACGAAATAAATAATGCACCTAATAAACTATTTAATACACAAGGTAAACAAATGCATACTTTAA